CATGATTCAGGGAGCAAACCTGGAGATGGGAACAGCAATCCACCTGGGCCTAGAAAGGAAGAGTCCAGAGGCGGCGAGCAACCACATCGAGGAGAACTCAAAGGCGCTTATTCTTCGTGAAGACGTAGAGCGAGCTCAGGTCTCGGCAGGAATCGCTGAGATTATGGTTCGCGGAGCGCTTGAGAGGTGGGACGACTGGCCCGATCAGGCAGAGGTTAAGTTTCACCTGCCATTCAGGAACCCAGCAACGGGGAGGTCGTCGAGGACCCACGCCTACTCAGGGATGATGGATGGGCTGAGTCACGACGCAGTGTGGGAGTACAAGAGCTCAAGCCGGGTAGACGCAAGCTACATAGACAGGCTTGATGTCGACTTCCAAATATCTGCGTACCTCGAGGCAGCGTCCATAAGGAACAAGAGGTACATCAGGAAGATGATTTACCGAATCCTGCGTAAGCCAACCATGAAGCGCAGGAAGGGAGACACCGTAGAGGACTACATCAAGAGGATGGAAGAGGACTACGCCAAGAGGCCTGAGTTCTATTACTTCCAGGAGATCGTCACCAGAACAGAGGCCGAGATGGCCCTCTGGAGAAGGGAGGCTTGGGAGATCCACAAGAGGATTCTCTACACCGAGAATGGCGGACTACCTGTTCGCAACACTGAGAGCTGTGTGGGCAGGTTCGGAAGGTGCGCCTTCCTTGACCTGTGCTGCAAGCACGTAACGAGAGACGCTTACCGGGTTATCGACAACCCACACCCTGAACTGGGTTAACAAAGGAGAAGACATGGGAATCATCCCAACTGAAAAGCACAAACCACTAACCAACGTCAAAGACTACATCTGGCTGTTCTTTGGAGAGCCGAAGGTGGGCAAGACAACGCTCGCCAACCAAATGACAAACGCACTCTTCCTCGCCACTGAGCCAGGGACTGCGGCGATGGAGGCTGCAGAGATACAGATAAACTCCTGGTCCGACTTCCGCAATGCAATCAAAGCGCTGCTCAAGGAAGACCACAAATGGGAGACCTTGGTCGTCGACACCGTGGACAACCTCTATGAGTTCCTCGTGGACGATGTCTGCTCAGAGAACAAGTGGACAGACTTGTCTGATGTTGGCTTCGGCAAGGGCTACAAGATGGCTCGACGCAAGCTGACGAACGCAATCGCCACGCTCCGCAAGCTGGACATGACCATCGTGTTCATCAGCCATGAGCGCAAAGAGATTGAGATCGACGACAACGGCAAGAGGAGTGGCTCAGTCACAGTCACGTCAGCTCTTCCTGGCAGTGCGAGAAAGGTACTGCACGGTGCTGTCGACTTCATCTTGCGTGTTGAGATAGGGGAGAACGAGTCTAGGTACATCCGGACGGCTCCCTTTAAGGACGGTGACCTGCACATTGAATGCGGCGCCAGAGGGTCTCTGGCTAAGCCAATGCCAGAGCTCCTTGAACTTGATTACAGGGCGCTTGAGGCGGCATTTGACGCCAGCTTTAAGCCAAACCAACCCACTAACTAGGAAGGTATTACAAAATGGGTTCAGTAAAAGAAGCAGCAGACATCTGGGGCAACTTCGCTCCAGAGGACTTTAAGCCAAGCGGTGGAGGAGACAGCTCGGGAGGGTCTTCTTCAAACAGAAAGCCAGTCCCCCTTGAGGATGGCGACTACACAGTCCGAGTTCTTTTCTTTAACTATTGGACGACCGACTCCGACAAGACCTACTACAAGTGGGGCCTTGAGGTCGACGAGGGCATCATGAAGGGCGGCTTCGTAGAGAAGTTTCAGTCTGCGTCTGACGTAGGTCTTAAGATTCTGGCGCAAGACATGATGCTCTTGCTCGGAAACCTGCCGCCTATGGACGAGCTGTACAACCCGGAGCAAAACAAGGCCGGGAGAGTCCAGGCGGATGTTGTTGGCAAGCGCATCAAGATGCGTAAGACGACAAACCGAAACGGGTACGACACCTTCTGGTTCAACGACGTTGCAAGTAACGACGTTGCCGAAGACGATGAGATACCCTTCTAGCCATGATTTACCTTGGCATAGACCCAGGAAAACAAGGTGCTGCCGTCCTCCTCAGGGGGGACGGCAGTCTTGTATCTGCCACCAAACTACCCATCGTTGGTAAAGACATCGACCTGAGGGCCCTTACCTCCTGGCTTGAGCAGCGATGTGAAGAAGAGGGATGCACTGTAGATTCCATCTCAGCCGCCATAGAGGCTCTAGGAAGCCGCCCCGCCCCCAAGATGGGAGCAGTCAGCGCTATCACCATGGGGCGCAACTGGGGTCGCCTGGAGGGGCTCCTGTCGGGCCTTGGCTGCAGATACGACATCCCGCACCCAAAGACTTGGCAAAAGGAAGTGTGTCCTGGTTCGGGAGAGCCAAAGCCTCGAGCCATTGCAGCTGCGAGGAGGCTTGTGCCAGACCTTGACTTAACTCCAGGGAGGAAGACTAAGCCAGACGACAACATCGCAGACGCAGCATGTATCGCTGAGTACTGCAGGAGAATCTTAGGAGGGAGACTAACGTGAATACTTCAGAGATACTTGAGTCAGTTATGAAGCACGTAAAAGAAGAGGCACAGGTAAAGCTTTTCCTTTTCTCAGTGCCCATGCTCGGCATTGGGGGGGATTCGGATGACGCATTCAGGTATGCGATTAGCGAGTTCGCTAAGTCGCCCGAGTCAGTGATTCGAGGAGAGGTGACCTACGACCAAATAGACGACAAGATTGCTTACGAGGTAGAGCTCGACAGAGCCATGGCTGCAGTAGCAAAACACGTTTGTCTTATTGACCCGACAGCTGAGTCCTGATTTAATCAGCGCACTCACTCTCTGTTAGTGGGAGTCGGCCTGACCCCCATCGCCCGACTTCTAAAAGAAAGCCTCTGGTTTAAGCCACCAGGGGCTTTTCTTTTAGGCGGTAAGCATAAGGACTGTTGGGCCGGCGCTAAGGGCTCCTGTGCCGCCAGGACCATCGTCACTGTGGGCGTGGAGAGAGACTCCTGTTCCGAACGAAACGCCCTGAGCAATAATCCAGGAGGAGCGCGTACTAGCGGCCACCGGGATCAAAACGTCAGAGTCCGTTGTTCCGTAAGTTGGGGAGCCGCTGTCATACAAGCGAACGTAGGTGATGGCGCCAAGGGTATTGTTGATGTCGATGCTGTATATGGTCGCAGCGCCACTGGTGACATCAGACAGGCCTGTTCCTTCAAGGTCGGTGACCTCGATAAGGCGAGTAGATAGCTTGCTTCCAGATCCAGTGCTGTCTTTGCTTGCGGTTGCCATCTCTACTCCTTAGGTGTTCACTAGAACATATGCGGTAACGGTAGCGCTCGGCCCAACCGAACCGCCGGGAGAGGAGACGATCCCCGCCGCCAGTGCTGTGGGGTAGACGTGTCCGCCTGGACACGCATAGGTCACTCGAGAAGAGGCGGGACACATGAATGTGTAGTGCTCATCGGTAGTGCCGATGGCAACGCCTGAGCCGAGGTTCCACATATGAAGGTACGCAACTGAAGAGTTCGCCGTGTTGTCGATCTCAACGGCGTATAGGGTGCCGGAAGTAGCGTCCAGATACGCTGCGGACGGCTTCGTAGAGGTCTCCGTAACCGTATACAGTGTGTTCGCTAATGGATCAGCAATTGATGCTGTCGTTGAAGTTGCCATTACCTAGCTCGCCTCCTGGTCCCGTGCGCGGGTGTCTTTTTTTTCTTCTTTCCAGCGCCAGAAGAAGCCTTCTTCTTTGGCTTTGGCTTTCCGTAAGCAGAACTTACCGTAGTCTTTTTGTACTTCATTGAACTACCTCCCGGCCAGCACAACAGCAACAATTGTAGCGGCAAGGGCCCCGACTCCGAAGCCCGCACCAGCGCTGGCAAATGCTACCTCTATTTGACGCTTCCGCGCCATATTAACCAACTTAGCAATTTCTTCCGACTCTTTCTGGTGACGCTCAGCTGCTCGAGCCGAGTAGTCCCGCCACAGCACGAGCTGCTTTCGCGCCAACGGATACCTATCCCTCGCCTCTCTAGCGGTCACCCACCAGCCTGGAGCGAGAACAATATGTCGGCACTTGCTCTTCCTGTATCGGTCTACTGCGGGGTGCTTGTCCTGAGGAAGAATGACCTCAACACTGCCATCCAGGTCTCCCCACTCGCCCTCATTCCACACCCCTGTGGACGGTGTTAGGGTGTACCTGGGGCAATCGAAGTCCTCAAGGGTAGGGTAGGACAGCTCGGGAGCCTCGAGTGGATTGGGAGGAATGATGGGGTCTTTGCGTACATAGTGCAGCGGAGAACACCCCATCGAGGTGATAGCAACCAGCACTAGCAGGCGGGTAATCATGACTTGAGCCGCTCCCGCTTCATCTCCTTGAGGTCCTCCTGCTCACCAGCAGCCTCTTCGTGGGCGTCGACCTCCGCGCCCACTGCAGAGTCGAGCTCCTTCTCAGTCTCCCTAGCGTCTTCCTTGGCGTCCTCGCGCCCGGTCTTTACTTCCTTTGTCGAGGATGCAATCTCAGCAGCCCGATTCTTTTCCCTGTTGAGCGTGAGAACTGCAACGACCGCAGCAAGGGCACCAGCAATTCCCAGACCTACTCCCACTAACTTCGTCCTGAGTTCCTCGTTCTTCACTGCGGCAACGCCAAGTACAACCAAGAGAACCACCAAGATGACAGCCATGCTGAAGAGAGAGCCGTTCACTTCGACCCCCCAGAGACCGAAGCCCCTGAGATGAGCTTCTTGATTCGATCTGGAAGAGCTTTGCTAACAGCAAGATATATACCGGGAGACATGGAGCCAGAGATGCAGCCAAGGATCGGCCCCCAACTGGTGTCAAACCAGTCAGGCCAGAGGGGCATAAGGCCCATGAAGCCGCCGATAACAACACAAAGGCTACGTGTTAGCCAGCGGTAAAACTCCTCCTGGCCCTTGGTCAGTTTGCCAATAGGCTGAGAGTGATACTTCGCCAAGATCCTTAATCCAGGCTTAACTACCTGACCAATAATCGCGTAGGTAGCGAGAGCAATCCCCCCACCACGAACAAGAAGGTCTACATAGTCAGGGGTTGTCACTGCATCTCATTTCGCTGGAGACATGGGCAGGTGACCAAACTTAGCGCTGTCGTCGTCGTCGCCAGCAGAGTCGTCGTCATCGGCCATAGCAATCACATCCTCGTAGGACATCTTTGCCTGAGGCCCGATGCTGATGCCGATAGCCCCACCAACACTAACCAGGATGGCAACGGCAAGGATGACCCCAATGATGCCGCGCCACACAGGCGGCACAGACTTAAAGAAGTCGAATAACTTACTCATGAACAAGCTCCAAATGAGGGCCGTCGAAGAACTCAGACTTATCGAATGAAAGGTCTGCGTTCCAGTCGCACCCAAGCCGAACCTTGATGCCCATCTGTGAGGCTATTCCCTTAGCGAAATGAGCAGCAGCTATAAATCGCTCCCTCTCCCAACGAATGGGGTAGGGACTGAAGTCTACAGCTAGGCTGGGCTTATGGTTGTGTCTGGACATCTTGCCGGGAGAGCCGTCGAGCTTGCTTCTACCCTGTCGGTATAGCTCGGCCTGCTCCTCAACGTCTCGATGTCCGCATAGAATGCTGATGTCGATGTGCTTTATCACCTCGTTCATCAACGCCTGAAGGTCTGGATGGCACGTAGCAAGGCGCTCCTTGCTGCTCTTGCCGAAAGAGGGCATGGCTACCTCGCGGGAATAACAACACGACCCTCTGGGTCATGCTCGTGCGTGGCGATGTTCTGAGACATGCAGTCGATCTTCGCCTCAATGCCTTGCAGCATGAAGAATATCTTGCCAGCCCATAGGGAACCACCAACGACAAGCGATGCGCCAGAGAGAAGGACAGGCCAAGACTGTATGAAGAGTTCCATCACTATTCCAACGGTGCGGATGGGAACCATCCGGCAGAGTCCATCTCTGCGCGGTCATACAAAGCAGCCTGCTCGGTCGATGTCAACAAAGAAGCCATGTCAATAAGACTACCAGCAACCCAGGACCAGACGCTCGGGCCTATAGGAACCGCGCCCTTGTCGTTAGCAGGGTGCTCTATAGGAAGCGAGGCGCGCTCTGTGCCGGTAGACGGGTGCGGATACCCCATAGCCTCAGACAGGTCGTCAGCGCGGCTCTCAGCGGCTCCCAGGCTCTCTAGCACTAACCACTTCATCCGTTCATCCTGATGTTGTAGCGGTCGCCCAGATACTGCTCGACCTGCTTGGTCTCGTCGCCGCTCAGCGTGCCATCAAAGATCAACATCTCCGAGATCGCGCCGTCCCAGAAACCCAGGTTAGCGTTCCCCTTGCCCATCTGGAGAGTGGTCGCTGACGAGCCCAGGCCCGGCCCACCGCCGGCGACTGTAGAGCCCGCAGATCCGTTCACGCTCGTCGTCAAGTCGCTGGAGTCGCTCACGAAAGAGAGGACCACATTCTCCCCCTCTGATGCGGAGTCCTCGTAACTTATGCGATGAGCGGAGGATGGATTGTCCCAGTACCCGACACCGAAGCCTGGGCCCGCCTCGGAGGTGACGCCGATATAGAGCCAACTGCCGCCGCCTGCTGGGGCTCCGAGCACGCCGCGAGCGTAATAGGCGTTAACGTTTGACCCCCACGACCAGCCACTACCTACCACCGCGAAGATCGTCCAGTCTGCGGGATCGCTGAGCATGCCGTAGATGCTGGCCCCGTCCAGTATATCGTTCGACCCATCAAAGGATAACCCAGCCCTTCCGCCGAGAACCGCACTCGATAGCGATGGCTGCGCTGACGCTGTAGCCTGGGCGAAGTCGTTACCCTCCCCGCTCATGTCGGCCCAGCCCGAAACAGTCGAGCCGTTCATGGTGATACTTAGATCGGAGCGAACCCAGACAAGCAGTGGGGTCTGCATGTTTCGTGGATCAAACAAAAGCCTTGGGTTGCTCCGAAGGACACCGTTGGCGTTAGTGGGCGACTCTACTCTAGGATTGGAGCGTTGAACGCTCATAACGCCCCCCTAGTTGCCAGCGATGGACTGGACGTAGAACTTGATGAGAAGTGTGTTGGAGGCCAAGTTAGTCGTTGACTGCGACACCTGGATAAACGGCTGCTCCAAGAGGGGGATCGGCTGAGTAAGCATGTCTGAGACTGTTGAGCCAACGGCAGCGAAGCTGAAGGTGGCTGAGTACAGTTCAGATGACGTGCCAGAGGTGAGGGTGGCCGAGTTCTCAGAGAAAAGGTCAACCACGTAGTCAGAGGCGGCACTGCCCGTGTTCGCCTGAAGGGTGACGCTTATGCCGTACAACAAGCCAGAGGTCAGAGGCGATGTCGCAGCGCCCAAGTCCAGGCCAGCCAGGGCTGTTGGCTCAGTGGCGGTAAAGTCGTGGGCGGCCAGGGTCACGTTTCGGACCCTTTGGTAGACGGGGAAGATAATTGCCATTCGAGTCTCCTGGCTTTCAGCCCCCGCTCGTTAGGGGGCAGTGTTGTTAGTAACCTGTAGCTTCGTCTATCTCATAGAAACGGATTGCTGAAGTGAACTCGCCTGCGTTCTTCGCGAAGACGGCAATGTTTCCTCCTGGAGCAACAATAAACCTGCCCGAAGGAACGAGCTCTACGGGATTGCCGGCGGGCAACTGCGTGGTAAGCGCGTAAGTACCGCCGGTAAGCCCGGTCATTCCGTCCCCTGAATCCTCGGTCCAAACGTGTGCGCTGTATCCGGCGGAATGACCAATCGGGTAGCCTGTGTTCGTTGAAAACGCATCAATGGAGAGGTTGACTCCAATCGTCCCCTCGGTAAGCCCGGTGACAATCGAACAAAGCATCCCGGCAGCGCTGCTAGAAACAAGTATCGAGTCGATAACAAGGCTCTTCTTCGCTTGAAGCGAGTTGCTGAGATACATGACGATTCCGCCGCCACTAGTCGCCGTCACAGAAGGATTTCCACTGTCGTTACCCATCGAGTAGAGAAGCCCAGCCTTCGCAGCTGCGAGACAACCGTCGTCTGCATTTACAGCAACTCGACCGTCGCCAGTTACCTTGGCTGAGTGGCCTCCGCCAGTTCCATCATTGATCTGCATAGTCAACATCTCCTCTGAGGTCTTCGCCAGACAGCGCTTCCATGTGCAGCCTGATGTGTTTCAATTCATACAAGACTTCGCACAGTAAGTCTTGTGTTCTTAAGTCAGACGTGTGCTGACCCTCGTAGTTCTTGGTCGAAATAGACAGGCTTCCGGTCGAACCAGAGCTGTCCTTTGCGACGATTTGGTCCTTAACGTCAAAGGGCGCTTTCTGAATAAGCCTAGTTTCCTGAGGCCTTGTCGGGTCCTCGGGCCTACGCCTGGTGAATCGCTTGTGATCTAAAGGCATGGTTACTTCCCACCCTTAAAGAAGCCGGAAGGGAAACCCTCCTGCGGGATAAGACCAGCCTCCATAAGAGCCCTATACTCTCCCATGGGGCGAGACCGCTCTTTGTAGAAGATGTCAATCTGACCCATGTTGCCCATATTAGAGATGACAGAGTCTAGATTATCCTCAAACCTTCGGTGCGCGTAGCCCTCCAGCCGATTCCAGTCTATTGAGTATGGCTTAGCGCCAGTAAAGATGGCAGCTCCGCGCTCCCCCCACGTAGCCCCTTGCCCCGTCTTTGCAGTAACGCCCCCCATAAAGGTGTCCGTCACTGCCTTGTTCCACTCCGTCGCTAAGCGCCACGCAGGGAATGACCGGATTGCGGCCAGTCGCCGTGAACCGACCTCCTGGTTCTCTTGAAGAACACTGTCGTCCCAAGGAAGACCAGCCTCTATAGATTTGTTGCTCGGGAACCAACCAACCTCATACTTGGTGTAAAACTTTTGATTACCTTCACTGTCCATGTAGGGAACAGGTACCTCGGCGTAGCCAACCCAACGCTTGATTCCCTCGGACAAATAACGAACGTCTCGAGCAGAGCGAATCCTATCAACGTCCACGTTGTAGTACGGGTCGTGA